CTGACTCAATGTTCACAGCGGTCAAGGGTGGAAAAACTACATTTGCTGAGCTGTCATCATCCATGTCAAATGTTGCTCCAGCAGCAGCGGCGGCTGGAGTTGGCTTTGAGGAAATCAACGCCGCAATAGCCACGCTAACCGTGGGTGGAACTGATACCTCAGTAGCAACCAACCAGCTCAAGGCCGCACTGACTGGACTACAGCGACCATCTGAGGAAATGGACAGCATTTTCCAAGCGCTTGGGTTCAACAGCGCTCAGGCCGCCATTGAATCAGAGGGGCTTGGCTTTGCTTTGGGTGCGGTCAGTGATTACGCTGACGGCAACAACGGAAAAATGCAACAACTACTTGGCTCAGTTGAGGCAGTTTCAGCGGTTCAGGTATTGGCTGGCACTGGCGCTGACAAGTTTGCCCAAGAGCTTGCCGCTCAGGGTGAGGCCGCTGGATCAACAGCCGCCGCATTTGAAGAAATTGATGCGACCCGTAGCGCTGAAAGAAACAAGGTTGCTTTTGACAACCTAGCGCTGACACTAGGCACAGTTCTTTTGCCTATCGCCGTGGGCTTCACTGACTTTTTGACCACAACATTTGTCCCCTTTTTAGAGGAAACTCTGGTCCCAGCTTTCCAAGGGGTTAGTGACTTCATCATGGAAACTTTGGTCCCAGCATTTAGCGACTTTTTCGGATTCATTACTGACAACATTCCAACAATCGCCACCTTTGTGGGGGTTCTAGGGTTGATGCTCATAGCGTTCAACTTGCAAGCGATAGCCACCAGGATCGCAACCACAGTCACCACCTTGTTTGGCGTTGCCCAAGCGATACTAAACACCATCCTGAGCTTGAATCCACTGACCTTGGTTGCCATTGCCATTGCCGCCCTAGTCGCTGGCATTGTTTACCTGGCCACACAAACCACATTCTTTCAGGACATCTGGGCCGCAATGACAGCATTTGTCAGTCAGGCTTGGGAAGATTTCAGCGCCGTATTTATGGCAGTCATGGAAGCCATTGGTGATTTCTTTGTCACTATCGGTGAAAACCTAAGTGAGAGCTGGGAAAAAACAACGGCCTTTTTAGGTGAAACATGGGATGGGTTCATTGGGTTCATCACAGGCATTTGGGATGGTTTCAAAGAGGGGTTTGATAATGTTGTAAACGGCTTCAAGACAATCTTTGAAAATGTTTTCAACGGGATCAAAAGTTTCTTTGTGGGCATTGTCAACGGATACATAAGCATTTTTGAAAACTTTATCAACTTTGTTATTGACGGCATCAACGGCATGATAAATCTTTTGAACAAAGTGCAGATAAACATTCCAGCCACCCCGTTTAGTGATGCGCTTACTATTGGACTAAATCTTCCAAACCTTTCCAGGCTTGCAATTCCAAGGATTGCCCTAGCTGAGGGTGGCTATGTCGACCGCCCAACCAACGCATTGATTGGAGAGGCTGGCCCAGAGGTAGTCATGCCACTTGACAGGTTTGAAAGTATGATGGGACTAGGGCAAGGTAGCGGCAAGTCAGTCAATTATTATGCGGCACCTAACCAGTCCATAGATTCAGAGCAAGAACTATTCCAGGCAATGCGTAGAGCTAAGGTGGTGGCAGGTTGGTAAGCGTGAACTATTCCCTGATTGGGGCAAACGGCGACACCATTGAGTTTGATTACTCAAGCTACATTCTGAACCCAGATTTTCTAGGGTTCAACATCCCGCCCGCTCAGGTCAGAATTGAAAACTCAGCTGGTGATGGTGGTGTTTTTCGCCACGCCAAAAGAGGGGTGAGAAATCTAGACCTACCAATCACAATTCTTGGAAGTGACAGGGCAGATGTTCAGGCAAAGCTCAGGCGCTTAGCAAAACTGACCCAGAACAAAGCGGGTCCACTAAAGCTCAGGGCAAATTATTCTGACGGCGTTTCCCTAGAGCTCCAAACTTATTACACAGGCGGGGCTGAGGGTCAGTGGGGAACCAGCGCTGGAATGACTTTTGCAAAGTGGGCGCTGTCGCTACAGGCACCCGCTCCATACTGGACCAGCCTGACTAGCATTTCCTATGTGATCGGCGAGGAACCAACGGGCCGTGGACTATTGCCACAGCTAACAAAACTAAAGATTTCATCCAACAACATTCTGGGCGTGGTCACGGTCAACAACCTTGGTGATGTCCCTAGCTTTCCTAAGTGGACATTTATGGGTCCTATCACTAACCTGCTGGTTTCAAATGGTACTGATTCATTTACGGTTCCAGGCACTATAGACAGCGGGGACACAATCACGGTGGACACCGCAACGGGTGAAGTGTATGACCAGGACAATGTAAATTCCTACGGCATCCTGGGGGATGCTCCCAAGCTGTTTGCCCTAGTCCCTGGTCTCAGTCAAATAACTATTACGGCTGATGACACAGAGGAATCAACCAGGGTGGCGTTTTTCTACGCTCCCAAGTTTGAGGTGGTTCACTAAATGCAAGTTGAGGAACTAATCATTGAGGTCAGAGACCCCTCAAATGCCAGAGTGGGGCAGTTTGTCCCTAGCGATCTGGTGGGCGCAAAGTTTATTCTGAGGTTCAACAATGTTGGCACTTGGGAAATGCGCTTGCCACAGGGTCACAGGCTGGCTGAGCTATTGCGCTTAGCGGGTTACGGCATAATTGTGACTGGCCCTGATGACACCGTTATTTTTTCAGGCCCTACTTTATCGGCGGCGCTGGAACAAACACCCCTAAACATTGACGGTGACTGGACCATCACGGGCGCTAGTGATGACATAATCCTGGGGGAGCGGTTGGCTTACCCCACACCCTCAACCGCTGATGTGACAGCACAGACTGATTCACATGATGTGCGCTCAGGTGCCGCTGAAACCGTAATCAAGGCTTATGTGTCAGCCAACATTGGTCCGACAGCACCAGCGGCTAGGCAAATAGCTGGACTGACAATCCAAACTGATAGCGCACTTGGGGCAACCGTTTCAGCTAACGCCCGTTTTCAGACCTTACAGCAAACAGCCTATGGGCTGGCCCAGACTGGTGGTGTGGGCTACGCCCTAGAGCAACTTGGCACGGGCCTAGAGTTTCAGGTTTATGTTCCAACTGACAGAACCTCAACCATCCGAATGGACATGGACAACAACAAGCTTTCACGGGCAAACTATTCCTATGCATCAGCCAAGGTCACTAGAGCAATTATGGGGGGCGGCGGCCAGGCGGCATCCAGAGAATTTCTTGAGGTAACAACCACGGCATCTGAAGCCGCAGAAACAGAATGGTCCCGCCGCATTGAGGTCTTTTCAGACAGCCGCAATTCAGATAGCACAGGACAGCTGACCCAATCGGGTGAGGAACTTTTGGTTGATGACGGCAAGACTATTGTTCAAATGTCAGTCACCCCGTCAGATGATTTTAGCATGCAATTTGGGCGTGATTGGTACCTTGGCGATAAGGTCACCGTGGTCATCAATGATCTAGAGGCAAGCGCCGTGGTGACAGAGGTTGGCATTTCAATTTCATTTGATGGTGTACGCCTGGGCGCAACGGTAGGGACACCAGTTGGCATAGAGTATGAAGCAAGGGTGTTGGCAAAGACACAGCAACTTGATCAGAGAGTCTCAAACCTAGAGCGGCAATAGCTCCACCCAATTCAGCTAGAACTAAATAAATTCACGCAATTCAAGGGAGAAAATAAATGGCAGAGCAATCATTCCCATTTGAAAACATAGACACCACAGAGTCTCAGTTTTCAGAATGGGCAACTAACTTTCAAGAGACTGGGGTTCAAGGATCACCCACTGGCACAGAGCTTGGCATAACCGTCACGGGCTCAGACCTCAACCTAACAATTGCGGCAGGTCAAGCTTTTATCAGGGGCCACTATTACATCAACACGGATAACCTAGTGCTGGCAGTCCCCTCAGCTGGCGTGAACACACGCATTGACATTGTGGTGGTTGAGCTAGACCCAGAGGCCAACACGATTGTGACCAAGATTGTTTCAGGCACGGCGGTAGCCTCTGATCCAGTAGCACCCACGCTGACACAAAGCGCAACGGGTATCTACCAGCTCCCAATCTCAACGCTCACAATCCCAACCAGCACCGTAGCGATTACCGCTGGAATGTTGGTGGACACACGCACTTTTATGGGCAACCGAGTCGGTATCTGGACAACGGCAACACGCCCAGCGAACCCAACCGCTTATCAGACACTTGGTTACAACACCACCATTAGTTCGCACGAATCTTGGAACGGAACCGCTTGGGTTGGATTCTTTGACCCGATAAATACTCAGGGTGACTTGGTGGTTGGTGATGCAACTGGTCAGGCTTCACGATTAGGCGTTGGGGCAGATGACCAAGTTTTGACAGTGGTTGGCGGCGTTCCAGCTTGGGCAGACGGCGGCGGAGGTGGCAATTACTACAACATCACAGCGGCAGGGACTTACACAGTAGACCTAGCGGCAGGGTTTTATAGTTATGCGTCAACGACTCCCGTTACTGTTGGAGGCGTTTTTATTGACGGCGCTGGCTTAGCCAATTATGCAAGCACTATCACTTCAATAGTCACGGTAGCTGGCATTACTTACGCAACTCGGACATCAGGGTTTGGGACTACTCAAATCTTTGGCGTGACTTACGGCGACGGGCTTTATGTTGCAGTCGGTAGCTCAGGAACCTTGACCACCTCAACTGACGGCATTACTTGGACTACTAGGACTTCAGGGTTTGGGACTACTATTATCCTTGGCGTGACTTACGGCGACGGACTTTATGTTGCTGTCGGTGAATCAGGAAAGCTCACCACCTCAACTGACGGCATTACTTGGACTACTAGAACATCAGGGTTTGGGACTACTGATATCTATGGCGTAACTTACGGCAATGGGCTTTATGTTGCTGTCGGTTTATCGGGAACCTTGACCACCTCACCCGATGGCATTACTTGGACTACTAGGACTTCAGGGTTTGGGACTACTCATATCCTTGGCGTGACCTACGGCGACGGGCTTTATGTTGCTGTCGGTGACACAGGAAAGCTCACCACCTCACCCGATAACATTACTTGGACTACTAGAACATCAGGGTTTGGGACTACTCGTATCTGGGGCGTGACATACGGCGATGGACTTTATGTTGCTGTCGGTTTATCGGGAAAGCTCACCACCTCACCTGATGGAACGACTTGGACTACTCGGACATCAGGGTTTGGGACTACTGTTATCCTTGGCGTGACTTACGGCAATGGGCTGTATGTCGCTGTCGGTGACTCAGGAACCCTGACCACCTCAACTGACGGCATTACTTGGACTACTAGAACATCAGGGTTTGGGACTACTAATATCTATGGCGTAACTTACGGCGATGGACTTTATGTTGCTGTTGGTACATCGGGAAAGCTCACCACCTCAAATGACGGCACTGGGTATTTATCCCTAGAACTCAAGACCCCCGTTACAACACTGTCCTAACAGAAAGAGAAAACAATGACACGATACCGATTTGAAATTGACTCAGACAACGCCATCAGAATTTGGGACAGCGAAAACCCAAACGATAACGGCGCACCCTTTATGTTCCAACCTGACTTTCCAGACACAACCCCTTGGGCAGATGCGGCTCAGGCAACCGATTGGGCAGAGGTATTTATCGCTGCACTAGTAGACCCTGAAAGCGAGTTCGTGGCAGGTAATTCACCCGATACTCACCCAGCTCTAAGACCAGAACCAGAACCAGAGCCAGAACCAGAAATCGCACCTGAGTAATGGAATCCCCAGAGCCTCACGCTAGGGTCACGCTTCAAATGCTTTACGGAAAGCAACTGGAAAACGAACGCCTACTAATCCAACTCACAGCCAAGCTTGGCTACTTGGACACGGTACCTGAGAGGGTTGCCCAGCTAGAAATTCAGCAAGCCAAAAATGCTTGGATTGAAAAGATAGCTTGGGCCGCCTTGGTCGGTGCTGTGCTGGGAATTGTCAACCAACTGACGGGAACACTATGAAAAAATACAAGCCAAAGAAACGGAAAGGCTAATGACTAAAAAGAAAAACACACCTAATGCTGAGTTCAGGGATTGGGACTTTGTGACCGCTGATGAATTTTTGCCGCCGCAAAAAGCACCTACGCACATCATGGCTGAGCGTGAAAACATTCTGACCGTTGCCCAGCTACACCTCCCAGAGGGGATGACTAGGCACGAATACGCCCTCCAGCTGATGAAGCTCAACACTTCATTTGAAGTGGGCAGGACCATCAACCTTGTCTAGGTGGCAGCACCCATTCCCTGAGAGCACTATCACCAGCCGCTTTGGGGTGACCGTCAGGCGCACTAACCCGCACAGGGGAACTGACTACGCACCTGGAGCTAATGCGCTCATTCCAGCCGTCACTGACGGAGAGTGCGTGGCTGTCCAGTGGTCTGATGTTCTTGGCTGGGTGATGATTCAGGCGGCATCAACTGGGATTCATTACATTGGTTATTGTCACCTGTCTTGCAACGCTCATGGCATAAATTGTCAAGGGTCATCACAGCACACTGACGGCTCAACCTGTATGGTCAGACTGGCACCAGGTCACATGCTAAAAAAGGGTGACCCAGCTGGGCGAATCGGAAACACAGGATCGGCAAGCCGTGGCGCACATTTGCACATTACGCTGAGCACATCCCTCAAGGGTGTGTTTTATGGCAAGGTGTACGACATAGCCAAATTCATCAACAAACAGCTGAAAAAGAAACCAGAGGTGTGCAAGTGTTGCAAAAGGCCACTCTAAAAAAGCTAGGATTGACAGCCATTGATGGCATGTTTTTTCTAGGCGGCGAGGTCAAGACCGAAACCGATAACTGGAAGTTCAGGCGGCGGCTAATTTACGGCGCTTACAGGCTGGCAGTTGCCATTATTCTGTTTGGAGCCCTGACCTTTTTCTGGGACACGGGTGTTAGTAATAATCTGGTCACTGGTGGCATAGCTTTGCTGACAATAATTGTGACCGCCTACACAGCCTCAGCAACCTTTGAGGACATCAAGAGAAATAACAGACAGGACCTAGAACCATGAAGATTTTTACCTTAGAATTTTGGAGCTACGCTGGCGAGAGAGCTATCAAAACATTCAGCCAGGCGGCCATTGCGGCCCTTGGAGCTGGAAGTGTTGGACTATTTAGCATTGACTATGCCGGACTGATCAGCGTTTCAGCTGGTGCCGCTTTGCTATCAGTGCTAACATCAATCGTGGCTAAATCCAAAGCCTAAATAATTAACACCCCATCACCGTGTAATGGCGTGGTGGGGTTGTCTCTTACCCCAACAAAAAAGACCCCTAGCCAATCGCTGGGGGTCTTTTTTTTGTGCCTAAATTATAGTTTCCTTTTCAGCTTCACACGCTCTCTGTGTGTCAGCCCACCCCAAAGCCCGTGGGCCTCATTGTTGGCCATGGCATACTCAAGGCATAGCCGCTGGACAGGGCATTTGGCACAGAGTTTTCTGGCCACATTGTAAGCGGCCCCTATTCCTGGGGTCTCAGGCGGAAACCATGCCTCAGGATCGCTATCACGGCATCCAGGAATCACCCTAGATTCCTCAATGGCTTCATTCAGTTGGTTCCAAAGGTCTCTAGAGTAGCGGGTCTCAAACATTCCCGCACCCTGAGCAGAACTGATGCTGTCCTCGGCTAATAATCCATCCGTATTTCCAGCCAAGCTTCATCAACTCTGACATGCTCATGGGGATTTGGGTGGTTTGCTCCGTGAACATAGTGTGACATTTGGAACAGTTCATGTCCCAGATGCCCACATCATTTAGTTTTATCAATGTCTTACCTTTCGTGTATGGTGAAATCATTACACATTGAAAGGACAACA